TATATCTTAGATCTCTGCGCTTTCTCTGTAGCAATCTGCTGTTTTAAGAGTTCTGTTTTATAGTAGTCACCTGCATATTGCCCAAGAATCATAGCTGCTTCACTTGGAGTCTTAGCTTTTTGAGCACGAGCAAGTAAATCAGCGGGTGCTTGTTGAATACCTGCTGTGGTTAGAATGTCTTGAATACTTTTTTCACGAGCTTTAGCTTCCTCTAAATCTTTAGCTTCCTTAGCCAGAGACACCGTAAGAGCTTCGGTACGTTTCTTATCAATAGAAGCCAAAATATCTTTGTTGAGTTCGTACTGCTTTTGTTTAATCGCGAGGGCTTCTTCTAATGGTTTGTATTTAAGGTCAACCATTTGTTGTGCTTTGTCCTTAGCTGCCTGTAGACGTAATTGTGATCCTGTAGCGGCTGCGGCTGCAATATCTGACTGTTGACCAATAGAAAGGGCACGTAACGCATTAAGACGAAGTGCACCTGCTTCTTGAGGAGCGACACCCCTATCAGTTGCACCAGTGTTTCTATTCTGTTCCTGAACTTGTAAAGGAATAGCTTGAGCCTCACGGTTTAAGGAGGTAGCCTGAGCGTTTAAATCTGCTAGTTGTTGAGCGTATTTATTAAGCTTTTCTGCTTCTTTATTTACCCCCGCACTTTCATTTGCGCCCTGAGAGAAGGCGGTTTTACCTGTAAGTTCACCCATTACGTCTAAAATACCTTGAGCAGTGCCTGTTTGCTGTTTTTCTCCTGAGTTAAGGCGGTTATTTAAATTGGTGTAGTCACTAATAATTGACTCAGTAACTCCTCCCGTAATTCCTGCGTAGTTTGTTGTGTCTTGAGGTTGTGGGACTGTCTTAATAGTTGGTGCGGGAGCGAGTCCTACTGAGGTTATGACATTGTCTTGTTGTAATGTTGCCATGTTTGCGTTTATTATATCACTTAGAGTGTAATTCCATAATTTTTAATTGCGGTTCGTATGGAATTTATCGCGTTTACTGCCGACTGTGCTTCTGATGAATTATATGTACCACTCGGAGTTAATGGTGCACTAATAGCAGAAGCCTGAACCACGGGGGTAACACCATAGACAGATAGTTTTGACCCACTATTACCTATTTTCATGCCATTCGTTCCATTTGTATCTATGTTTGAGTTGTTTAAAACTAGGTTTTTAGTGAGGATCATCTTGTCAGGGAAGTTTGTACGATAATAGACATCTAAAAACTCTTCAAGTTTATTAGTCATGTCTGCAATATCTTGCTTCATTTTCAATAATTCAGTTTCTGTCATATTGTTGTATTTAAAACTTTGTATTTATATCGAACCTCTTTAATCTTGGCATTCTGGGTGCTTTCTAATTGAAGGGTAAGCTCTCGACCTGAGAGAAAAGGCTCACCGTCATTATCATTTGTTGCCTCTACAACATATTCTCCATTTTCTTGGGCTGAAGATATTGCTGTTGTAAGGGATCCTCCATCAAATCTGTATTTTAGAACAACTGTACTATCTGTTGCACCTGGAGAAGCTGCTGTAAAGGCTACTTGTACGGCTTCTAATTGTTTGTCCTTGTATCTATCTTCTGTCAGCATTGATGGATTAACCGTAGTCACATATTTAGATGTGGATGTATAAAGAAGACCCTCACCAGAAACTACGCGTGAACGCATGAGTGTATAAACATTTGTAGTAGATATTCCACCAATCCACATTACGTCTCCAATAATTGAAACTCCTGAGAAAGTTCCTGTTGCTGGATTACTAGAAATCTGTGTACCGTTTGTTATGAACCTATCCTGGGTAATTGCGTATCGTCCATCTTTATTTTTTCCAAAAGTCCACACACAATCACTGTTTCCAAATCCAAAGTAAACACGATTGTCCTTTTTTGCTTTGTAGGTTTGAACCGTACCAATAGATAGGGTTGAGTTGTCATTAAGTTCTGCCACCGTTTCAACGGACCCACCTGCGTAACCTTTTACAATAATCTTATTCTGATTATTAGTACTGAAACTTGAATAGGGCGACATTATAAAAAAAAGGTTGTTGTTGATGTTTTCTACAACACCAACATACCCTTCCCCTAAGTCAATCGAACCTTGTAGTGTGTTTATTGTTGTATCTCGCCCCCATAGTAAGCACATAGGATTTCTACTTCCACTCTGGGCATTCATGGTAATAGCTAAGTACCCCCCATAGTTTGTGATAGAAGAAGATGTATAGTTTAAAGGTAAAATAGTGGAGACTGTTGAGAATGTTGTACCGTCCCATTTTGCAATTACATTTTCAATCACTACATAGAGTACATTGTCCTCAGGGTGAACAAAGCAACTAACAGGCTTACTAGCGGCGGCTGAGATATTCCCAATGTTTGATACAGATGAAGCTCCGTTGAAACGAACGAGTCGGTATGTTCCTGAGCCATTTGTATCTACCGCATACGCTAACTTTTTGTATGTGACAAGAGACCCTTTTACAAAGGCGTTACCTGAAGCACTTGCTTGTAAGGCAAACGCCCCTGTTACAGTTGTTTTTGTGTAGAAACTAAGCACATCCGAACTAGAGCTTGTAAAACCTGCACCGACAATGTACTCAGTCCCTGATATTTCACAAACGTCTACATCAGAAATCTCAGAGTCAGCAATCGCAACATCTGCTGTATCAGCAATGCTGTCTGAATAAGGATTTAATCTATGAGGCTCAGTGAAAATATCAAAGTTATTCGACTCAGTACATTGGTCAGTTGAAAAGGTACGTACATCATCCGCTTGTCCTCCGTCAAACTTGTTAATAATTACTGTTGGCATATTAGAAGTATGTTGTAATTACAACCTGTCCTCTTGCTCCTGCGCCTCCAGTTGAGGCTGCACCCGCTCCACCACCCCCTCCTCCAGCTGGAATAGAACCAGCATTACCGTTGTTTGTTCCCGTCACTCCTGCACCACCACTACCACCCTTTGTTGAGACTCCACCTGCACCACCTGAACTTCCACCTCCCCCGCCTCCGCCTCCGCCAGCATAGAAAGATGTCGCACCAGCACCTCCAGCGCCAGGGGCAGCGTTGTTATTTGCTCCACCACCACCACCACCACCACCGTACACAGACAATCCACCAGCAGACCCAGCATTTGCGCCATTTCCACCACCACCACCACCGAAGGTTGATGTACCTCCTGGCGCACCTCCAGCGCCACCTAATACTGTTCCACCGTTACCTCCTGAGGTACCAGACCCATTATTTCCATCCCCACTTATTCCACCACCGCCACCAGCACCACTACCTGCTGCAACATTAGTACCTGCACCTCCGCCATAAGCAACAAGCTTAGTCGTCCCAAGAGACGAGTTTGTCCCTGCTGTAGCGGCAGCACCAACACCAACAACAATAGCTTCCGTACTTGAAAGATCAGATGCGTTAAATGTCTGCTCTGTATAAGAACCTCCACCACCCCCTCCTCCACCAGCGTTAAAAGCACCACCCCCACCTCCACCTCCTGCACCCCACATTTGAACAAGAACAGATTTAGCGTTTGCGGGTTTTGTCCATGTTCCATCTGCTGTAAATGTTTGTATATCTGTCTGTCTAATACCCGCAGCTAGTAGCTGATCAGGAGTTACAGCAAGAGGACCATCACCACCAGTTGCAGTACCCGCAGTGATTTCAGCCGCAGTTGCGAGTTCGACAATACCAGTTGTAGTATTTGTTGCATCTGAAATAACGGTTTCTGCTTCCCAATTAGGAACATTGCCATTCATCTTAAGGATATAATTATCAGTTCCTCGGGGGAGTCGTACGAAAGCACCAGAAGAATTACGATAGTAAGTATCTCCCTCAGCATCAGAACCGACATTTACAACAGGTGTGGTAATTGTTGGACTCGTAAGAGTCTTATTTGTCATTGTCTGTGTCGCTGTTTTTCCAACGGCTTTGTCAGCACCAGTTACTTCTCCCAATTTATAATCATGTGAAGTTTGAACAGCGCTACCATCAACACCAATTTTTGCTTCAATCGCCTCAACTGCGTCTTGTAGGTTTTGGTGTGCTTCCACATGGTTCGTTGAAAGTGGAATAGTTGCTCCTTCAGCTGGAATACTTGTTGCATCATCAAGTGTTGTAGGAAAGTTTGTTGCCATATCTAATTTTTTGTTTTATTAACTGGAGTAATAGTGTTCTTAACTCGGTTTACTAAAGAAGCAGATGGAGACCCCCAATTATATGCAATGTCTCCCCACGTCACTATTGGATCACCCCAGAAAGCGTAACCACCCTTCCGATTATTCTTCGGTGTGATTGTATTCTTTGCGCGGTTTACTGGAGTTATTGGCATATTATATTGAGCAAACAGTCTCGCTTGTTATTACATCCTGTCTATCTTTATTTCTATCTCGATAATACTTTTTAATATCACCTTCCATGCCACCTCTTCCATCCTCACCATAAAGTCGTTTTCTAAAATCTACCGCTTGAGGGAGGCCTTTTTGTAGACAATAGAAATATGATGGTCGAAGTGCAAGGTATTCATGAAACACCCAAGGAATACCCGCTTTTTTAGTAGTGTCACTGGTTGTGAAGTAAGTAGAAGTTCGGTTTACACTTATTTCCAAGCCGTCTGTAGATGCGTAGTTAGGTTTTTGTACTAGGAAAATACCATTTGAATTTAAATAGTACTCTGAGGGTGTACCTGAAAGGGTCGTGTCTAGTTGAGCATCTGTTATAAGAGACTGGTCGATTTGTTTTAAAGTAAACCACACACCATTTGGATCTTTCATTCGTACTCTGTAAATGTCTAGTATCTGGTTTCCGTTTTCATCGAGAGTGAAAGAGTAGTCTTGCTGACCAGAAACTACATCGCCAAAAACAATAGGATAGTCTGTTTGGTTTGTATCGTCTACAGGTCGCCAGTTTCCCGCTGCACTATTGGCAAGAATGAAATACTGGTTGAGTGTGTTGTTGACATCAAGAGTCTTATCGGCTAAAGGGTAACTCGAAGTAGTTGTGTTTTGAGTGTTTGTGTTTCTTCGTATTAAGCCTAATATTTCTGTGAATGTCATATATTTCTAGTTTCCTAGTCCCAAACCCCGTAAAGGGTCTGAGTTAAGAAGCTAATCTGGTACTACGGCTGTACCGTATGCTCCAATAGCTGTTCGCACTTCTGACATCCAACCGATTGTGTTATTTATCTTTGTGATAAATAAAATCGTTGTATCAGTAGCGAGAAGTTCTTTTGTGCCGTCGCAGTCTTCAGAGTTGATTTCTTCTGCTGAAGAAGCTGGTGTTCGTACTTCAAAGTTAGAAGCCGCTGAACACAAAACCGTAATTGTGTGTCCATTCGGGCAACTTGCTAGTGAAGGTAGAACTATCCAGTCGTCTGCATTGTTTGTTACTCCTACAACCTCTACTACTTTAGCTAAAGGTGGAATTACATTTTGACCTGCTACTGCTGGGGTAGCATCGTCTGCAATCACTTTGTATGGAGTAAATTCCAAACCATCTATTCTTGGGTAATTCGATAAGTATCCTGACATAATTTATATGATTAAGTTGTTAAAACCAACCATTAAAGTTATGCAACGAGGACATCAAAAAGTACAGGTACCATTTTTGTCCAAGCCTTGAACTTTGAGTCGATTCGAGTCTCAAGTCCAACTCCTGAAATCTGTGCTCCACCTACTACAGGATTTACAAGTGTTTTAAGTTTTCCGTAAGTTGACTTACATACACCAACTGCAAATGCTTTTTTCACACCTGCGAATACGTGTCCTGAAGCATGTTTACTTGATGAGTAGTGTTCTACTCCCATGTATCGGAAACCTTGCTTGATACCATTTTTAAGGGCATCGTCTGCTGTATTGAAACCTTCTGATGAGGCAAGTGTCTCCACAAGCTCAAAGTCTGCTTCACGCCAGATGATAAATGCACCATTTCGTGCCATAAGTTCGCCACCTCCAGCTTCACGAATTTCTCGTTTGATACTAGTGATGATTTTCTTAACATTTGATGTTGCTACAGTAATGTTTCCTGCTGCTCCACCGATACTTGCGTTGTCAAAGTTCGTCCACTGAGCATGCTCTGAAAGCATTTCTGTTTCCATAGCTTCGTTAAGAACGATACCCATGCGGTCTGCTACTTCCATCCAATCAGAGAATGTCTTTTGAGCGAGATCTGCTTCGTCAATGTGTTCTGCTGAGTAAATGTAGTCTGTGATTGAAACTGTATCGTCTGTTGTTGCGACTGCTGTTGAGGTGTAGCCTGTGCCACGTGTACCTGTTCCAACTGTTGCGTCTGTAATGTAAGGGTTTCGCCAAATACCTGAGTCGGTATATTTAACAAGACATACTTCTTTCCACACCATTGGTGCAGAGAGACGCTCTTGTAATTTTGTTTCGTATTCTATGATGGGTACGATTGCCATGATTGTTAGTTATTATTTTTAATAACCAGACAACCTGACTATGAATTGTAGAATGTGCCTTTGCTTTCGTTTTGTTTGAGCTTGTGATTCACTACTTTGATTCGCATTGCTTGTGGTACTTCCTCAATGGGTTTAGTCGCCCAGTATTCAACGCTATCTGTAGGGACACTATTCGAGCGAGAACCTTTAATGGTTGCCTCCGATGTTTTGTTGAGCTCTCTAAAACTATTAAGACGTTGTATGAAATATTCATTTTCAAGGAGAGACTCTACGTCTTGTCCCGATTTCTTCATTTCTGTCTTAAAAAAGTCAAATTCTTTTGCTCCTTTAATACCATTTGCGGTGAGAAAGGCTTTTACATCATAGCCAAAATCGTCTGATTGTTTCCGTTCGCTCCTTTGTGAAGTCTGGTTAGGGTACAATTCAGGATGTTTCTTCTTGAGTTGTTCTAATTGACGTTCGAGGCGAGCTTTTCTGGCTTCAGGGGCTTCACCTTGTTTGGTTTCTTTCCCTTCATTTGCAGATTCTTCACTAGTTTCGGTAGTTTCTTCTTCTTGAGTTTCCACTACGTCTTCTGTTTCTTCTGTGTTTCCTTGTGATTCAATAATCATATTGAGATGTTGTTTTAGTCATTCAGTGAGGAATGATACTCAGTTTTGATTTTTGTTTGAGAATCAGAACTCGTTACACTAATAATACTACTTTTTAATTTAATGACAATTACTCGTAAGCGATTGTCACATCTGCTGCACCTCCGATTGTAATGTAAAGACCATTACTGAATGCTTCACCACCAAAGTCTATGAATCTTTCACCTGTTGTTGCGACTGCTGAAAGAGTGATTGTGTTGTGCATAAGCCTTCCATTCGAGCCTGTGCCTGATGCCATTACTGTTGAGGTAAAGGCGTAATTTCCTAGAGTGTCAGTTGTTGCAATAGCGTTTCCTCCAGTGCCTGTAGCCTTAGCCAAGAACACCTGTGTAGTGTCTGCATTTGTTGTTGCATATACTTGTGGGTGTTCTAGCGTTCCTGTTGAGTATTGTGAGCCTCCAAGACCAGAAGCGTTTACTGCTAGTTTAATGTTATCCAAGAACACCGCTTCACTTGTTACCCACAACACCTGATAAGGTACCGCTGTTAATCCTAGTGTTTCCGCAAGGTCAATTACTGCCGTATAAGTAATATCTCCTATTGTAAATGTAGCCGCATCTGTTGTTACTGCTGGATTAGAAGCTCCTGTACCACCACCAAGCGTAGTATCTGCCCATGCTGTATTCGCTAATGTCTCTGTAGTTGCAATAGCATTTATTACTGTAGTTTGTGCCGCTGTTCCAATACTTCTTGAACGGATTGTTTGAGCTGTATCAGTATTTGTTGTAGCTATAACGTCAGGATGTGCAACTGTGCCAGTTGAATAATGAGTACCCGCTGTACCTGTTCCGTTGATAGCCAATTTAAGGTTATCGAGCATTGTCGCTTCACTCGCCCCTTTTACTACTTGGTAAGGGACTGCTGTTGCTCCGTAAGTTTCTGAAAGTGCATCTACAATTGTGTACACTGTTGTTCCGATTGTTACTGTCGCCGCTGCCGTTGTCACACCTGCATCTGAAGCACCTGTCCCCCCTCCCAATGTTGTATCTGCCCACACTGTTCGTAGTGCTGTTCCAGTTGTTGCCACTGTGTTGAGTGATATTCCTGGTACACGACCTCGAACTGTTACAGTTGTTGCGTCTTTTGCTACTGCTACAACCTGAGTGTTTGCACTTATTGACCCGTAATCTCCATTGATTGCATTGTAAAGGTTTGCAAGTGCTGCTTCTGTACTTGTCCCTAATCCAACCTCGTTAGCCGATGTGTCTGGGATTGCTTTAAATGTGTATGTCCGTGTTCCGATCACCACCTCATTACCCTCTACAATCGCATCACCTGTAAGAACTGATACTGGGTGAGTTCCTGCTACCATAGCCCCTGTACTTGTGAGTACGTTTACTGCGTAGTTTGCTGGCACACAAGCTCCCGAACTGGTTAATGTTGTGGTTGCTTGTACACCTGCATCTACAGAGTCAAAGATTTTTAATGTCCCTGACGAGTGTGAGTTGATAACAATATTCTTTAGTTTCCCAAATCCTCTTGTTATTACTCCACTTTCTGAAATGTTTTTATAATTCATATTGTTAAATTGCCTCATTATAAGGACTTTCTACTGGCTCTAGATCACGTTTGATGCTTTTAAGTTGTGCAAAACCCTCATGGATTGTATGTACACCTTCAAACTTCGCGCGCAACTGTTGCCCTAACTCCTCATTACTAATGTCTTTATTCTCTGAATACGCGTTGGCAATCAAAGAAAAAGCACCGTTTTTAACGTCTACCTTCTCTCCTTTTGTAACCACTCCATCGTGATACAAAACAGCAAAAAGAACTTTCTTGACTGCTTCGTACATTGTTTCGTCTTTACAAAAAAACTCTATCTTTTCTACCTCTAATTCTGTTAAGTAATCTTTTGTCATATTATTTTGTTAATTCCGCCCTTTGTTCCTCTTGTGAGGTTATTCCTTGAGGGGCAAAGCTCCCTCCTTGTACTGGTTGTTCTTTAACTGCGGTTATCATACCGCTAAAATCTATTGGACTTAAACCTGATTCTTCGATGAGTTGGTTAAATGCTTTTCCGATACCTGGTACTTGTTGGAATGCTTGAGGGTTTCTAATAACCTCTCGAATAATGTTTGTAATCTTGTCGGCATTTTGTGCCATTCTCTTTTGCTTTCCTTTGATGTTTACAAACACTAAGACTGGGATATCACTTAGCTCACCTTTTATTACTTCAAAGAATCGTCTACTTCCTCCTTTCTTGAACTCATCTTTATAGAACTGAATCAAGGTGTCTTTGTTTTCTTGGGTAACTGCTTCGCCTTCAAGCATCTTTTCTGCCACCTCTTTTTCTGCTTTGTTTGTAGCGATGATTTCACTTATTTCAAGTATTTCTTCTAGTGAGAGTTCCTCGGAGAACTTCATACCTTTATTCATTTCATCCACTAGGTATTGGAGGATCCAATCTCGGTAGAGAACGTCAGCAAAGAACGTAGCAATTTTACCCTGTCTGTATTCATGTAACCCTTCTCCCTCTTGTATAACAAGGTTTTGGAGAGCAAACGGAGTTCCTGATGCTGGATTTACCCCTAGAGAACCTTCTGAGGCTGAACCCAAAATACGTGCAGAGGTTTCTTGTTTTGTCTGGTAGTTAGTAAACGCGGTGAGGTTTTGTATCTGTCCGTCAACCTTTGTAATAGGTTTACCTGGCTCATGTTTGAGAACGGTATTATCTTTAAGTTCAGAGAGTTTTTGATTTCCATATTCTTCACTATCTGTTTGGAATATTGTTATTGCTGCATCTAAGAGCTTTTTAATCTTTTGAGCAGAGTAGTTATTCCACACCTGTGGCTCAAAGAGTGTCTCAACAATAGAACGTCCACACGCTCGTCCATTAGAACGAATACGGTCAATTTTTAATGCCTTAAATACTTCATTTAAAGGTTTATCTTTCCCACTGTAAAGGGTGATGCCGTTTTTAGTCCCGTCTATTGTTGTGTAATAACAAACAACGTGCATTTGAGGAGTGTATTTGTACTTTTCTGCGGTTGAGTCTAGCCATATTTCTGGTAGATTTCCTCGTAATTCATATACTTCAATATAATTTCCAGGAGTTTTAATCTCTTGGTCGTGAGCAAGAGGAGCTTTCTTCTCTTGTACGGACATTACAATCGCTTGGTCAATAGCGTCATTTCTCCATTTCCCTTTAAAAGCAATGAGTTCTGCTGGTGTCAATTGGTGTTTTATACAAATCGGACCCGCCATTACGTCTGTCTGGTCACAAAAAGCTAAAGTTTTAAGGTCAACAACCTCAGGTCGTTTCTGGTTTATATCCTTTACTAAAACAAGGTCATAGATAACAGAAGTCTCTACTACGTCATCAATGAAAGTATCTAGTTCGTTTTTACGTGCCCATTGTGGGTGAAACTTCTTTATTAAGAATGATTTATAGCTTTGCTCTGCATCATTTACGTAAGGAACAATATCTTTTACATCAAATCCTTCTGATCTGAACGCTACGTTTATAATCGGGGTGACAATATCATCGTATGGACGTATTCCGTCATTGTTACCTGAGTGATACCAAGCGTTTGCAACGTTTGTACAACGCTCGATATGTTCGTACATATTCCAATCCTTTGACCTTGTAAGAGGAACTCTCACTGTCCGCCAGTTATTCTCTTCTTTCTTTATGTACGAAAAAACATCTGTGTCATCCATATTATTCTAGGAGTAAGTTATTTATAAAAATTGGTAAATAGTCTTCATTTACAAAGAGATTTTTACCTTGTTTGAGGTTTAATCGTCGCTCTGTTACATCTTTACCTTTCTTTACAATGACATAAACCTCTGTATAAAGAGTTTCTGGTTTGAAAGATAAAATAGTTTTTGCAATATCTTGAGTGCGTTTCTTAAATGAAAGACCATTGAATAGCATTTCGACTGAGTATGTTGGTTTCTTTTCTAGTGTCGCCATTATTGTTAGTATATTACAAATAAATTGCAATGCAATTAAATTGCTTGGTTAACTTCCTTGTCAATTGAGAAATTTGCTGATTTCCTAAAAGGTGCTTTTGCAATATTGACCTGCATTGAGAAACTATCAAGTACGTCATCGTGTTGCCCGTTAGGAAACACACGCATTTCATCAAGTAATTCTGTATTGTCTCCAATGAGAAAGATAGACTTGTTTTCCCAGCGTGGTATGAGTCCACGAATCCTTACTTCTTTGTTTATTCCTTTGTGTTTTACTGGGGTAACTGAAAAGAAGTCATTACGTTTTCTCATTTCATCTTCCAAGAAAGGTTGAATAGCCATTGTAAACGTAGTTTCTTCTAAGCCTATAAACATTGGATTATAGGTCTTTTTGATGTAAAAAAGGTGGTCGATTAAGTCCTTGCTGTTGATTTTAAGTCTGTACGTTTTTACATACCATTTATTCTCAGGAGAAACCCAGTTGATTGTTACCCCTGTGAAGTCTGCACTCTCTTTCTCTGAAACAGCCGAGTCAATAGTCACATAGCATCGAGTATCTAACTGTCTAACCTTTTCCATTGTTTCCATTTGTACAAAGTCTTTCTTGAATTCCGCCATCATTTCGTCAATAGGTTTATTCATCATTTCATAAGAGAACACTAGAGAGCCTAATTGACGTTGTTTGTCTTCAATTGATACTTTACCCGTCTTTTGTGCTTCCTCGTCTGTGAGGGCGTATTTTGAGTCCCACAGAGGTACTCCATCAGCCATTACAGGAATGTTTCTTACACGTATATTCTTGTCTGTTTTAGCCCTATCCATAAGCCATGCGATATTCCCATATTCACTGATAAAGTTCCCTAAGTAGAGGATGAATCCGTTGGTTGCCATACCTGCCATAGCTTCTGTTATGTGGTCACGTACTTGTTTTGTGTAGGCTTGTGAGTCCTTAGTTTTGTTTGTCTCGATATCATCACAAATAAGGCAGTCTGGTCGCTGGTTTAAGTGTAGACGTCCACGCACTGATTCTTGTGTACTGTGGGCTTCGACACGAATACCGTTCTCAGTGACGAAGTTGTTAATACGATTCTGTTTTATGTCTGTTATACCACGTTCCTTTGAGAACATAACCCCATAGTCAGCTTGTAGTCGTTTGTTGTTTACCAGTTCAAAAGCAACATCAAAAAGGATACGTTCAGAGTTTTCCTTGTCGAAAGAATCTAAGTTGATGTACAAGCGTTTCTTGTAGCAGATCATCCAAATAACAAAGAGCTTTGCAAAGGTAGTCTTTGCACTTTCACGATAAGCAATCCATGCTACTTCTCGTATCTTGCCATCTGTTAAATCATGCAAGTCTTGTGCAAAGTCGTAGTGGTAAGGTGCTAATGAGTATTTGAAATAATCTTTGAAATAATAAATAGCAAAAAGTATGAACGATTGCTCGCATAAGTATCGTCTTTCTGCTTGCGTTCCGTTTATAACGCGGTCTAAGGCTTCTTTCATTTATTCAAAAGTAAGTTTAATTTCTCTTTCTCCTCTTCACTTAAAGGTTCTGGTATAAGGTCTTTACCGTCTTTACCTGTTACTTCACTTCTCGTTGAATATCCTTCATCTTTACCTAGGGTAGACACAATAGTCTTTGAAACATCCACCTTTATCTTAAGTAGTTGTGGGTCTTCTAATCCTTCCTTGTTAAGAGTTACTAAGTCAAGAGTTTTATCAAGATTTCTCTCTGCTTTTGACAGCATCTCTTTTCGTTTAAGCTTCCCTAATCTTTCCTTAAACCATTCTCGCATTGTTACATTACGTGCAGAGTCTTCTGAGTATTTAGCTTCTATAGCTGCGGCGTAAGCATTATCAATACCTTTTGATAGGTTTGCAACATAAATATCCCACATTATCTGTTCTCTTGGGTCACTTGTTGTTCCATTGGCTCCGTTAGGGTTAGTTTCAGACATTATTTCTTTTTTCGAGATACAGAAAGCGCAATTGCGATGGCTTGCTTTCTTGGTTTACCATGAGCAATTTCCGTTTTGATATTTTTTCCAATATTCTTTTTACCTTTGAGTAGTGGCATATGCTTTTATTATATCACTTATTCAACAATTGTAATACTTAAAATCTTTCTTGGAGGAAGGGGATATTCAGTGATTCCTTTCAATATATCCATAGTTGCAAAGCGTTTATGTAAAGGTGATTCTGATTCAAGTTCTACTTTCAGGCCATCAGGGATATCTCTGCGTGGTTTTGGTTTTATTTCTATGTATCCTCTTTTGATGGTTGCCTTCATACCCCTATTCTACCATTACTTAAAGAACCTTAAATACTTTATCCACAAATAACTAAAAGAAACTAAGATAACTGCTATTAAAGCGGTGATAGCGTCTGGTATTTGTTTTACCAGATAGTACATGAGGAGAAATTCTAGGAGGAGGAAGATAGCGAGTTTTAGCATTTTGCTTTCGGCTTTTTTTTCTTTTCTTTCCTTTGGTTGAGTCCTTTCATGCAAGTATTATACTACGCTTTGTGTATTTCTTCATTATAGTGTCCTGCAAGATTTTCTTCTCGTGGTCGCCAGTAAACATTTAGTTTCTTTTCTATAAGCATTTCCATGTAAGGGGTACAAATATACTCTAGATCAGGGCGCGCTTTTGGTTTTAGTTTTCGTAGCCAAGTAAGAGCAATCATAGAATCAACAACTATTTCGTCACCCTCCTCTGCCATTTCTATTGCATAACAAAGTCCTGCAAGTTCAGCTTCGTTATTGGTCAGCACTGGATAAGTGAGCGATTTTATTTCTGTTGAAAAGAGAAATTCGCCGTTTTTATAAACAGTAAATCCGCCTTTTTCTGTTTCTGAATTGTGTCCTAAAAGAAAACCATCACTGTAAAACTTGTTCTTTCCTGTTGTTTTGAAGAAATACTCAGTTTCACCAATTTGCTTTTTTGACTTTTTATCTTGTATTCTCTGTTGTTTCTTACTTAAACTTGTTGGAATCTCAAATAATTGTTGTATTAACATGTATTTTAATAGGTCTGCGGTTAAGGTAGAATCTTTTCCTACTAGCCTGTAAAAAGGCAAGTTGCTAATTCTTAAAAAAGAATCGTACCGTAGTTCTAACATCTCCACTTTCTAGCCATGTTGCCGTTGGTACGGGATTGGTCATTATCGAAAGCACTTGACGTTGTACCACTACTTCCATACGGTATTAGCCTTGGAGAGTAGATCGAGGTCTGCGTATAAAGACTGAGAGATGCTGTCTCAGTTCATCACTTCCCCTTGCACACGACACATTATTGGCATCTATAGGGCGCGTGTCATTTGTGCGTTAGCCTGCGAACCCCTATAGACAGAAAAAACCCTTTGAGCGCACCCCTCACGATTGCTCGCGAAGAGGGTACTCAAAAGGTTCTCGTACCTTATGCGCTCATCAGATTTCTCTGATAAATACATCATACAAAAATACAATACCTATTGTCAAGTGCTTATCCACAAATAATAAAAACACCCAGCATGGTGTTTTATGGCAGGTGATACGTTGCCGCGCTTAATCCCTTGAAAAGAGAGGTTATATGAAATATGTTTGTACTGTACAACAACTTGTATAACGATGCAAGCTGTGTTAGTGTGACGGTGAAGTCCCGTACCCCTTGTTTTGGTTAATTCTGAAATCTGTGGATAACGGGGCTTTTGAAGTTTTATAGGTGGTATAATAAATCCACTGGTAGAAAATCATTGCACCTTTTCTCTCCACCACACTTGCAATGAGTGGTGGGTAGAAAGGGACAACCAGATAAACCAGCTTATAAACTAACCATAAATACGACTATGGATTGGAAGCTAGAAGATAAATTATTAAAAATGGAAAGCGTACCAAATTCGTACCTTGACCATATCGCTACATACATTAGATACAAAAAATTCAACATCACAAACGCAAAACAATTAACAACATATATAAAAAGAAACTTAAAGGTTGCAAAAGATCTGGAGGGTTTTACATCTAAACAGATGTACGCAGTCATGGAAAAATTAGAAGAAGAATACAAAGAAAGGGAGAGAAACATTGAATTATTAAAAAGACAAGGCAAGCCAATAAAACCAAATTGGAAATGGGGAATGGAAACTTGCGCAAAAGAATTGATGAAATAATATGGCAAAAAAAGAAATAGAAAGTGACTTCAAAACAGAGTACTCAACCTACTATCGCCTTATAAATAAAAAAACAGGAAGTATCTGGGGGCAAGGAGAGAATACTAAATGCCACTTCCACACACCAGATGAGATTAAAATGCTCTACGAGATAGAAAAGAAACATCCTGAATGGAGAGTCGAGAAACATTACTACCAAAAACCTGTAAGAATATGATCGAACACATTTGCTTAGGGTGTGGAAAAGTCGCAGAGAAAACAAATAAATCTATACATACCCCTAAATGTTTTGGTTGTGTACAAAAAAGAAAGAGAGAAGCAGCTATGAATCATTACAACTTAAAAAGAAGGAAGTTATCCACAAGTAAATAATAAAATACAAGAGTATAATTGAGATATGAAAATAATTTGTTGGTTAAAAGAAATGTTCCGATCTTTTCCTTTCGACAGTTTCAATATCAGTGGTCACTCATGGGTTGAAAAAGAGGTACACAAAAATGTCACAGTCTTTGTAAGTGAGTGTGAAACTTGTGGCGAGACTTTGATAACTTGGTCAAAAAGATAACATGTCCCTCGTCTACGCAGAATTTCCCTCTGACCTTCCCCCTTCCATGTCAGATGAGGAAATAGAAGAATTAAAAAAACAATACCGTGAAAACAATCGTAGTAAACGTGAAAGTAAGCCCAAAGTGGAAAGGGATAGTGAAGATAATTTTACTGATGAAATATGAACATCAACTCAAAGTACATCCAGTTCTCAGGAAAAGCGGAAGTAAACCAAGAGCTAAAAGTAGGAAATAACTACGAGATTGTCTCTCAAGGTACAATAGTTTCCTCTACAGTCCACGACAATGACAATGGTACAGTTGACGTATCGTACAAATGGCGAGTTATCATGTCAGAAATAACCGATGAGAAAGGAGAGAGTATCAAAGCAAAGGACACAAGAGGAAACTCTACTCTCATAAGAAACCAAGCCTATGCAATATGGCGTGAATACTCCACCTCGAAAGACTTTGAAACCTTCTACAACGAACTTACACGAGAGTACATGAAGCAAGCGGATGTTATAGCAAAAAGATTATTGAAATGACAAAACAAGTCAAAGCCTACATCAAAGAAAATATCCCGTACTACGGAAAGATAGAAACAAAAGGGAGATACACGGGAGTAAAAGCAAAGTCGTGGGGCATCCTTTCTGACTATGTTAGAATGCGTGACTTTATTAAATACGGAAATTGTGTAGCAACAGGTGTAAAGATTTTAGACTGGAGAGATGGAGATGCAGGTCACTTTGTGTCAATGGGAGGGCATGGTGTTGAGAGTGGATTTGATGACATGAACATACACCTCCAAAGTAAAAGTTCTAACGGTTGGGGTGGCAATGCTGACGGTTACTTATTCGGACTTGAACTAGACCGTAGATATGGCTCTGGAACGTCTGAAAAGCTACGTCAGACGCGACCTATGGGTAAAGATGATGATTGGTTCCACTTACGGAAAATAGAGGAAATACACGCCAAATTTCAAGCTTTGAAAAAGGAGCACCCTGATTTTAACTATCCTGTTTACTTGAAATAGCCATCATGTGGATAACTCCACTTGCATACTGTACATACAGTACGCTATACTGTACACATAACCAAAGAGTTATGAATTATATAAAAATCGAAAAGTTAGCTGACGGACAATATGAAGACCTGTCAGATTTAGTAGATAACAGTTTAAGTATCTACGATGAAGACGGTCAGCAAGTAGAGTTCACAGTAGAAGATTTAATGGTAGATGAAATAGGAATCGTGTACGCTCCTACGGGAGTAAAGACACACGAGGAAGTTTCAAGTGGACATGATGACATTCCAGGAGGACGAAGTGAAATGAGACAGGAGTTTATAAATTATCAACCGTTGAAAGTAATTATTAAAAATCAAAACTAACTATGAAAGACACAATAATTCTTTTTTCAATAGGTATAGGTATGGTGGTTTGTAGCGTCATACTAGCAGTTGCTTACGATAGGTCACAAGATGTAATAGGCATCGGTGAGTGTATAGAATCAAGCTCTTACATTGAAGGCTTCCAAGGAACTTCAAAAGAGAAGTGGGAAGTGTTCGCAGATTATTGTAGAAAAAATAAATAAATTATGAAACAAATCACAAAAGCAATTCTTAAAGTAATGCAAGAAGTAAAGAACATAGAAAAGATGATGACAGTGGGATCTGGTCAATCTTCTTACAAAGCGGTATCAGACTCACTCGTACGAAACACAATCAGACCTGAAATGATAAAAGCCGGACTTGTCATAGTTCCAACAAGTATTGAGGCAAAGTCTTCTATCGAACGCTGGGAAGAAACAAGTACGCAATATGGCACAAAGACGAAGCAACAGGTATTCACTGAAGCCCTTTGTAAGTACAAGTTAATTCACTCAGAGAGTGGAGAAGAAATAGAAATAAGTGGATACGGACACGGTGTAGACTCACAAGACAAGTCAGCTGGTAAGGCCACTACATACGCACTTAAAAACGCCCTCCTCGACACATTCTTGATTACAAAAGGAGAAAACGAGGACACAGACGCAATTCATTCAGAGGACATTGCAGTACCAAAAACCAAGAAACGACCAGATGGCTATGTTGAAGAATTAAATTTCTAATATGATTTACAAAAAACTATCACTCAAAAAATTGATGGACACCGCAGTAGTTGGGAAAATGCCAACACACGCGGTAATTGCCTCAACACCAGACTTTAAGAATAAAGTAACAGTTGGTGCATTATGGCTTAAAGAAGGAGAGTTTGGAATGTTCCTTTCAGGAGAGTTGAAGAATGAGACAATAAAGGACGATAAGAAGTACCCAGGATACTCAATCGTAGAAGACAGTTACCTCCAACTTTTGCAGGACAAAATTAAAAATCTCGAAGCTCAGATTCCAAAGTCTGGTTTCGATAAAGCAATAGATTCAGCGTATGAAAAACCACTCCAAGACCCGATTTTCTAAAGTAGACAAGTCTCGCCCTCTCTATGTAAAACGTGACAGTCATAAAAGGGCACACAAGTTAAAAATTAAGCACGACAAAGGAACAATAGATAATTTAATCACCGACCTCATGGACACGTATGAGGAGGTACAACGAAGAAAATAAATATGATATTACTCGGAACATTTTTACTTGGATTCATAATAGGATTTATTGTTTGTCTGATGGCAACAGCATTATCATTTTCAGAAGCTTAAATTATGCAAACAGCAACTGATTCTACCCTCATAGCAGTCCGTGACTCTAAAAAAAGGCTCATAGGAGTCATGGAACGTCTTCCTAAAGGCTTTGAGATTTATACAACAAAGGAAGCTAGTACTAAAGAGGTCGAAATGTTATTTAGTCAAAAAGAAAACCATGACACAGAAACTAATTGAAAAACCAACACAATGTCAGAAGATTCTAGCCAGATTACAGAAGGCTAAAGGTCGCTGGGTAAGCGGTAATGTGTTCCTTAGACAGTACTATATAAGCCAATTCCACAGCAGGATTTTTCAGTTGAAGGAAAAAGGCTACAAAATAGAATCAAGTGACAAAAGAGATAAATGGGGCTTCGTTTATTATCGGCTAGCTATTAAAAAGTAGAGAGTATGAAAGAATTTTTCTACACGTGGATTACGTTTCAACTTATGCTGTTAGGATTACTTTCGGTAGACGCTCACAACCAAATTGCGGAAAAAAAGTTTGACTGCCACCAAGAGAAACAAGTACTTCCGGTGATAGTTGGAGCAATTGTTCCAATTAAAGTATTCATGCCTGAACAAAGAGAAATTATTAACTACTGTAAAGATAAATAACCATGTTAAACGAATTAAAAGAGAAGATAAGTAAACCAGTAAGTGATGAAATATCACGCATTCACGGCACACGTGTAATGATGGGAATTGCTAAAGATAGAAATCTTGGTGTGCAAACAGTCGTCGAAGCCAGACTTAATCACTTGGAAGAAGTTTTGGATTGTGTTATTCAGTACCTTGATGACAACCTTCCGCCTTCCTCCACTCAGTAATATGCAAATAAGATTATGAAAACAAAAGAATTTTTCACAACAAGAACGGGTTTATGGGTCTCAAGCTCATTTAAGGAACGAATGATATTTGAAGATGGAAAAGTTGAACAAGTTGACTCATTTGACCTTACAGAAAATAGCTACGACTCAGAAATAGAACAAAAACCAGTTACACTTTCGACCGTACAAAGTTTAATAGAAAAACAATGGAACGGTGAGGAGGGAAAACTGCTCGTGAACGGCTACACCAACCTCTTCTATGTGGTGGGTGCAAACGGAGTGCTCTTCGTGGTCCGCGTCCGCTGGCGCGCCGACTTTCGCCGGTGGGGCGTGGATGCGTGGGGGCTCGACGAGAGTGGCGACTGGAATGCGGGTTATCGGGTCTTTCGCAACACTCAGACACTTAGTACTCCAGCTCTCGAACCTTTGTCCTCTGCTCTTGAAAATGCAATAAAATTAGTAAAAGAAAGTGGGTATAAGGTGATTAAAGAAATGTAATGCAAGTAGTATGAAAGAAGAAATGAAAAAGTTATTAGAAGACTGTGAGTGTACAGGAAGCAGATGTCCGCATGAAATATCTGGTAAACACTACGTAATGATTCCTGAAGATGTTGACTCCATCATCGACCTCGCAGTCTCAAAGGAACGAGAGAGGATTGTGGAGATGATAGAGAAAGAAATTGATAGAATTAAAAATGGTGATATTAAATGGGTCGGTCTTAGAAAAGCATTAAAATTGATACAAAATGAAAGAACAATTTAAGGAAGAAATGTTACAAGTTAAGATTCTGGGTCAAAAAATAGGCTACGGAAACTTAATGACGATGGCAAGTGCATTATGGAGACACGATTATGAATAAAACAAACAACTGGAGTAATATGAAAAACACAGTAATACAAGGAGATTGTTTGGAGGTGATGAAGGAAATACCAGATAAGAGTGTGGAGATGGTTTTGACTTCTCCACCTTATGATAACCTACGAGATTATAAAGGTTATACTTTTAACTTTGAGGGAATAGCACAAGAGATATACCGAGTATTAAAGGATGGTGGGGTATGTGTTTGGGTAGTAGGAGATGCAACGATTAAAGGAAGCGAGACAGGGACATCATTCAAACAAGCACTTTATTTTAAGGAAATTGGATTTAATTTGCACGATACGATGATATGGGAGAAACAGACTTTTACGGCTACAGGAGCATTGAAAACAAGATACGCACAGGTATTTGAGTATATGTTTATTTTAACAAAAGGAAACATTAAAACTTTTAATCCTATTAAGGATAGACCAACAAAAGGAATACATAAGAAGCACGGTTCAGTTAGACAAATTGATGGGACAACAAAACCTCAATCTTCTTTAGGTAAAATTTATGCAGACAAAGAAGCACAGAGATTTAATGTTTGGAGGATAAATACAGAAGTTTCAAATAATAATCGCTTTCACCCTGCACAATTTTCAGAAAAACTAGCAGAAGACCACATCTTATCTTGGAGTAATGAAGGAGATATAATTCTAGACCCAATGGCAGGAAGTGGCACAACGCTTAAAATGGCAAAGAAAAATAATAGAAACTATATCGGTATAGAAATATCGCAGGAATACGTTGAGATTATAAACAAAAGATTACAAAACCTATGAACAACCAACGAAAAGAAGAAAGGAAGGAGATAGCTGACTTACTTGTACCATTTAGCTTTCTGCAAGCAGACTTTACAACACTCAACCTTGAACGTGCTACTTACAACCGTGAAGAAAGGATACAGGAAATACTTGAATCAATACATGGGGACATGGAAGATTTAGGTAAAGCCATCAATGACTCACAACTCCTCCTTAAGTCACGAGCCGATGCTATAAAGGAAGTAGAGGAAATATTAGAAAACAACAGGAAAGAAACATTGTGGGGTGACAAAGAATCTAATGAAGTGATGAATGTTTCGATAGAGAACTTTATCATCAGAGAACTTTATCATCGCAGTAAAAGACGATTTAGCCCTCTCTAAACTCAAAAAGTAAGTATGAAGAAATTTACAAAAAAGTATCAATTATGGACTTACGCAGATTATGGATATAACTTCACTGAGTACGATACCTTAGAGGAAGCGCTCACAGCAGAAAGATATACCTCAGACTTCTATATTACTAGAGCTGTTGAAGTGGACATAACAGAAAAATAAACTATGAACGAACAAACTAAATGGTGGTCTGGAGTGGAAGAGAGGTTTAAGAAGAAGTACGTTGTTAAATCAAATGCTGGCACTAACTTATTAAGATACACCGATGCTGATAAAGTCCTCTCCTTCTTCCACAAAGAAATTCAAAATAGATTACATGAGGAGGCTGTGGATAGTGAATTACCTAAATAAATATGGAACCAGAATTAAAATTTGTATTTGTTCTAATGTGGTGGTCTTTTGGAATACTTGCTCTAATTATGGGGATTACGTACCTTACTAGCCGTGATATAATGTAAACAGTGTTTTACACACTACAGTCAAGTTAAGTCAAAAAACAAAGTAAAGTTATGGAAAAAATAGGAGTAGAAAAGCACAACGATTGAGCGAAAGGAGGGAGATGGTAGAGGTGGAGCAACAGGAACCGATGTAAAAGTTATTCTTAATGAAATAAAACCGTTTCTTCAGGAGAACTTTCAGTGAAAGCCACAGCAGTAGGTACTCAAATTCATCCGAAAGTCTATCGTGAAGTCTGTGTCATATGTGGAAACTACAAGGAAGCCATGTTCAGGGACTGTCACTCACAAGCCATTTGTTCAAAGGAATGCCAGGAGGTCTATCTCGACATGGGGGACGCAGACCGACATGAACTGCATTAAGTTAATAACTCGGGAGACAAGGATGTTTCTCGGGTTATAATGTTCTATATGGCAAGAACAAACATATACAAGCTATACCCCCGAACGAAAGATTGTGAAATTAAAGATATGGTTTTTGATCCGACAGTACGTACCAATAGAGGATTAAGTAAAGCTCTCGCAAGACTTCCAAGAAAATATAAAAAAAGAAGTACTCTAAAGGTTTCACACTTTACAATTAAGCCGGTGAAAGGAGAAACACACAAACAAGAATGTTCCTCTAAAATTTCCCCTCAATGTTTAGATATTTTTGTAACTGATAAGGAAGATACGGTGTGTCTCAGGTGTAAAATATGTGGATAAGTCAAACTATAAAAAACTAAGGTGTATACTATGAGTGTACACACTGTTCTTTCCACAAAATATAACAAGATAAAACATAATAATAATTCGATTAAGACTCTCTTGTCACTACGTTAAAAAATCTGAGAAGGCTCATAGAAAAATACCATGTGTACTGGTATTTTTTTATTTACTAGCTACCTTTAGGGCAATCTGCCAGCATTTTTTAGACGAATTATAATCACGAGTTCCATTTCTTTTAATAAGAATAGCCATAAACTCATAGGCATCTTCTGGGTTAAATCTATCAAGTCCAAGACGTTCCAATTCAGGAAGGTGGACGCTATTTATTTGTGCGGGTCCTCCATCGGTTGATGAGTTTGTGTTTTTATTCACGGCACTCACCCTGTAATCACTCTCACAAAAAGAGATAGTTTTCATTAAAACATGGTCAATACCATACTTACCTGCCTTTTCCTCAATAATTGCTTTAAGGCTCTCTGGTGGCTCTTTATACTTGGTTCCTTTCAGTTCATACTTACTCATATTTACTTTCTTCTGAGGGGCAATTTCTTGCGCTACAGCGTATGTTTCAGATCTATAAGTAAGCGGTAAACCTGAAAATAGGAACAAAAGGGAAATAATTACTAATTTTATAAGCGAAGCCGTTTAGGCGTTGGACATACGGTAAATCTCATTTCGATACAAAGGGACTAATCTCTGTTCTTTTTGCAAGGTCGGCAACTACCTTAATGGTGGCAAATTGATGCAAGGAAGGCAAGGAAGTTATGCACACAAGAAAACCCTCGAAAGGTGAGGGCTTCTTGGAAAGAGCTAGATTTATATACTAGCAATCGAGATAACTAAGTCAAGGAGCTGGAGGACGAATAAAGCTGCAATAGTCCAACTAAGCGTTTTGATAACGTCTCGTTCACTTCGTTCCGTCTTTTGGTTTATAGATTGACGTACTTTGTGAAGATCTGATGTACTTGAAATGTTTTTTTTCATATATTTACTCCGTTGTTATAGGAGGTTTTACTGTCGTGGTTTCTACTGTTGTTTTACTTGTGTCTCCAAGGGGTTCTTCTGGTTTCTTAGAGAAGTAGAAAGAGAATGCCATCGAAGCAAGGATTATAAAATCTTTAGCATCTATTATTCTTACAAAGGTGAGTCCGATAGTGGCGAGTGCCATTGTAATGAAGACTATTTTTGATGCACTTGAGAATACTCGTGTCATGTTTTAATTATAGCTTATTTAAGAATTGATTGATAATATCAAGGAACTCAGTGTATCCATTTAGACCGCCATTTACACGCCTTCTTACGAGTTCCCAGTCCTTGTCGTTGCACGCTCGCTCTATTTTCCTATCTTTAAAGTACATCGCAAGTATTTTAGCTGATACTTTCAGGTCAAGGGCTAAATCAGGGTTTCCAAGCAGGTCAATACCTAGCCGTTTGCCGTATAACGCGTAATTTGCCCTTCCAGTGATTTGAATGAGCCCTCTGCCAGCAAATCGTACTCCATCACCTATTTCAGTGTTTCCGAGGTCTTTTCTACCCTCATACGCTTCACCACTGGCAAACTCTCGAATTGGTTTATAATTCTTCCCTACTTCGATTCTTACCGTTGCCAAAGCCCCTATAAGAGTGAGTGGTGTGAGTATCTTTTCTTCCCATAGAGCGTGTTCTACCGCAAGGTAACACTCACGAGCTGATTGTTCGTTTGGTTGACCTTTATAGAAAGATAGGAATGGAGATAAAAGCATAAGAAAACCTACTCGGAGGTAGGCGTTTCGGTTTTAGGTTCTTCTTTCTCTATGAGACTGTTTACCTTCATTTGAAGTTGAGCAACGGCAAGAGCTTCATTCCCTGTGAGGTTTACACGTTGAAGGAGTAGTGCGATGTTTTTCAATTCTGATTGGGTTAGCATATTATGCGTATTTAGAGCCTTTCTTCTTTTTCATAGAAGGCTTTGGTTTTAATTTTATGATAAGTTTTGGTTTTTTCATATTCACTGTGTAAAGTATACACCATCTACACGTTCGCCGAGCATCATTTCGACTTTATCCACAATCTTGTACTCTAGGTTGGAAATAGCTAAAGCGTACATAGTGCCTCCTGCTATGGTGACTACAGCAAATATACCTGTAGCCCACCATCTATAGTTATTAAGAGAGTCTACTAGTTCAAATTTCTTTTCGTTTTCTTTTCTTGTTTCTTCGAGAGAAAGGACTCTCCCGTTAGTCTTTTGGGCTTGTAATAGGATAGCTTGCAACTGTTTATCTTGTTCTTCTAGTTTTGAGATTGTTCTACCGTGGTTTTCTTTAGAAGCCTCGATATGAAGTTTAAGTAGTTGTGCTATTTCTCCTATTTGTTCTTGAGCCATGTTACTTAATTATAACTATTTTAATTTAACTGGCTACATTCCTTTCAGCTTCATCAGCTTCGGCTACCATGATTTCAACAAGTGCTTTGCGTTCTTCTACTTTTCCTTCTTCTGCGAGACGATTAAGCTCTGGTTCATATCTTTTAGCAACATTAGCACGAGCTTCATCCACAGCCCTGTTTCTGTTTGAAATAAAGTCATATCTCTTTTTTTGTTCAAAAAGGTCTTTAATAAATTGTATTTCTTCTTGTGTTAATTCCATATTTTTAACCTATTTTATAAGCCCAAAAATGGGTTTGTGCGTCACCTGTTGATGCCTGGCTTGAACCTGTGTATCCTTGTAATTCCGCATATTGACCTGCGGTAAACTCGTATGTTGTTGCGACACAAGCACGTTCACCTGCGGCAGAGTTTCCTTGTACTTGTGCAGCAATAACAGTTGTGCCATCTACTCTTATTCTTGCTCCAATAACAGCGTTACCTGCACAAGCGGCAACACCGCCAACTAGATATTTACCTGCGGTAGTGAAAGTTATTCTTGAGTTATTTGTCACATTATCGTGCATTGTGTCTGTGTCAAAGTTTTCTGCTGCAAATGCGGCTGTAACCCATGAAGATGTAAATGTCGTTGACCCTGTTTGATATACACGACAAGAAATATCCGAGCCTCCTGCTGGAGTAGCCCATGTTCCATCTCCTCTCCAAAAAGTGGTAGCCGAAGCCGATGTACCAGAGTTTAGAAGTGAAACTGGGATGTATGCTCCTGTCCCAGTTAAAGCTCCAGTTATTGCGGCACCTTGTAGTGTTTTATTTGTAAACGTCTGAGTGGCTGCGAGTACTGCAACTGTGTCTGTTGCCGCTGGTAGGGTAAGAGTCACCGTACCAAGTGCTCCTGCAACTGGGGCAAGAGTAATGGTTCCTGATGTTGCATTTCTAAATCCAATGTTTCCTACTGCTGACCCTGCTGTACCAAGTAAGAGTGAAGTTGTAGAACCAGCGACAAGTGTGGTGAATACTCCAGTTGTAGGGGTTGTAGCTCCTACTGTTCCGTTGATGTTTATTGAAGCTGTACCTGTGAGGTTAGTCACTGTGCCCGATGATGGCGTTCCTAAAGCCCCGTTAAAGGTCACAAATGCCCCCGCAGAGCCGACATTGACTGCAAGTGCTGTTGCTACTCCTGTACCGAGACCTGTAATACCTCCAACGGCTACGGCAGTTGCTGTTGCAGCATTTCCAGTAATCGAACCAACAATAGCGTTCGTACATTCCAAGTCTGTAAACCAACCTTTTGTTAGTCGCGCGCCCGTTGTTCCAAGAGAGCCAGTCATGGTGATTGAGTTTGTACTCAAGGCAAGCGTACCTGCACTTGTAATAGTTGCTTTCGCAGCACCTCCAGCACCAAGTATTAAATCATTTGCAGCTTGGAGTAAAATGTTACTTCCACTATTCTTTAAGTTTCCACCTCCAGCGTTTAGATTTAAGTCAAATCCAGCTCCACTGTTTCCGATGATAGCTGTCGCGGTTGTACCTGAGTTAGAGAATATCCATTGACCATTTCCAACTTGAACACCGTTGTACGCTACCCGCATAAGAGTAGTTCCACCATCAGGAGAAACGATATTTACAGCATTTGCTGTACCTCCCACTGTTGTTCCTGCTCGAATGTACAAACCGTTAGTAAAGTCACTGTCACCAGAAGCCACAATATTGAGTCTTCCATTTGTCACTGTGGTGGTTCCAATTCCAACCCCACCCGTAGAAGTATCTACGTAAATGTCATCGGTATTTACTGTAAAGTCACCAGTAGTAGCGAGGTTTATATTCAAACCTGAGCCAGAAGCAGGAGTTATATTCATCGCACCCGATGCGGTCACAAGGAGAGGTGTAGAGACAGAAGTGCCAAAGTACCCCGTTCTCCAGGCTATACTAGAGCTTCCTAAGTCGTCTGTGTTGTCTGTGTCAGAGATTAAAGAAGTATTTATTGCTACTGAAGCTAGATTAGAGAGTGCAGTGTTTGCTTTACCATCGAGAGTGGTTTGAAGTGGGATTACATAACCAGTGTCTAAGGCGATTGCAAGTGTTCCTGCGGCGGTAATAGGTGAACCAGAGAT